AGATATTTACTAAACATGAACTTGAAACCAACTTTTTTGATGACGTTGATATGGTGTGTATACCTGGTGGATTTGGTGATGCTAGTAAGTTTGATATGTGCTTTGCCAGTAGCATTGATCGTATCACCAGATTTGTACAATCAGGTGGTAAGTATCTCGGAATATGCATGGGCGGTTATTGGACCAGCTCATATTATTTTAATTTTTTATCTGATGGTTGTAACGCCGTACAATACATCAAAAGACCAAACACAGACACAAAACGACCACATGCTAAACATTTGCAAGTATTGTGGGAAGACCAATTAGAAAGAATGTATTTCTATGATGGTTGTGCAATTGTTGGTGATGAAAGTAAATTTGAAACAGTAGCAAGATATATGAATGGTGATCCTATGGCTATCATACAAAACAACATAGGTATTATTGGATGTCATCCTGAAAGTGAAGTTCATTGGTATGATTCTTATAGTTGGATGAAAGGAAAATATCATGACGGTAAGCATCACAAATTATTGTTGAATTTTGTAAATAGGTTAATACAAAAATAATAAAAGGAAAAGAATGAAACAAAATAAAGATTACAGTAATTTTGAAACTCAAAAAGAAATTTTATTAGAATATTTACAAGTAATGATTGCAATTCAAGATTGGCATGGTGTATCTGACTTAGCAAATGATTTGCGTGAACTTGAAGCAAAGAACACATCAAATTATAAAAGTAAATAAGGAGAAAAAATGAAGTCAAAACTTTTCATATCAAGCTTGATACTCTTTATTACTGCATGTTCATCGGAGTATGATCTATGTTTAGAAAGAGAAAAACAACAATATAGAGAAAGAAATCCAAAAGCTTCTTATGGTCAAATTCAATCAAAACAATCTGAATTTGAAATGATGTGCAGCCAATATAAAGGTAAATAATTAATGAAAGGATATCAAAATGGCTAAAGCAAAAGGCAATCTAGCACCATCACATACATCAGTCGTTAAAAGAACTAATCAAGGAGGTAAAGTTAAAACCTCAAGTTTAAATAAAAGCGAAAAGAAATCATATAAGAAATACAGAGGACAAGGTAAATGAAAAAGATTTTAAGATTTACAGCATCATGGTGCAATCCATGTAAAATGTTAGCAGCAAATCTTCAAGAAGTTAATACAGATGTTTCAATTGAAGTTGTTGATATTGATTCATCTCCAGATATTGCAACAGAATATCGTATTAGAAGTGTACCCACTCTTGTTATGTTAAAAGAAGATAAAGAAATAAAAAGACTAATTGGAAACAAAAGCACAAAAGAATTAAGGGAGTGGATCGAGAATGATTAAGAAGTCATCAACACAAAAACTAACAGAAAATAGAAATTACTTTAAACCTTTTAATTATCCTTGGGCATATGAAGCATGGCTAAAACATGAACAATCACATTGGCTACATACTGAAGTTCCAATGCTTGAGGATGTCAAGGATTGGAAAAAGAAACTTACTGATGCTGAGAAAAATTTTCTCACTCATATATTCAGATTTTTTACTCAGGGTGACATTGATGTTGCAGGTGGCTATGTTAATAATTACCTACCTTATTTCCCTCAGCCTGAAGTAAGAATGATGTTGGCAGGCTTTGCTGCAAGAGAAGCATTACATATTGCCGCATATTCACACCTAATTGAAACCCTAGGCTTGCCTGAAACTACATACAATGAATTTTTAGAATATGAGGCTATGCGTGAAAAACATAATTACATCCTTGATATTAGCTCACAGAATAGCAATGTTATTACTACTGCTACTAATATTGCAGTATTCTCTGCTTTCACCGAAGGGATGCAATTATTCAGTTCCTTTATCATGTTACTTAACTTCCCACGCCAAGGTAAGATGAAAGGTATGGGTCAGATTGTTACATGGTCAATTGTAGATGAAACACAACATGCTGAGTCTATGATTAAACTGTTCCGTACTTATATTGAAGAAAATAAAGAAATATGGAACGATCACTTGAAGTCTCAAATTTATACAATTGCAGAAACAATGGTAGAACTTGAAGATAAGTTTATTGACCTTGCTTTTAACACTGGAGGTATTGAAGGCTTATCTGCAAATGATGTGAAAACGTATATTCGTTATATTGCTGACCGAAGATTAATTTCTCTTGGTCTAAAAGGTATCAATAAAGTCAAAAGAAATCCTCTGCCTTGGGTAGAAGAAATGATTAACGCACCAACACATACCAACTTCTTTGAAAATAGAGCAACAGACTATGCAAAAGGTGCTCTAGCTGGTGATTGGGGAGATGTTTGGGCACACTAAGGAAGCAAAATGAACGACAAAACAATAACGGCGGAGTGTCATAACTGCGAATCATCATATCAAATTAACTATACAGAGGAATTTGTGTCTCAAGAATATCCAGAGCATTGCCCATTTTGTGGAGAACCCATTGAAGAAATTGAAGAAGAATATATAGAAGATGAGGACTCTGAAGATGATGAAGAATGGGATTAAACTGGAAATATAATAACGAAGATTTTACTGAAGGCTTGATTGGTGATAATTACGGATTCGTATACGAGATTATAAATCTCACGAATAAAAGAAAATATATAGGCAAGAAATTTTTTTACTTTGCCAAAACCAAACAAGTCAAAGGTAAAAAGAAAAAAGTGAAAGTAGCTAGTGATTGGCAAACTTACTATGGTTCTAACGCAGAACTGCAAAATGATGTTATACTACACGGGAAAGAAAATTTCTCACGCCAAATATTACATTTATGTAAATCAAAAGGTGAGTGTGGATATTTGGAAGCAAAAGAGCAGTTTGTTCGTGGTGTAATGGAAAGTGATGACTATTACAACACATGGATAATGGTAAGAGTTAGAAAATCACATATTAAAGGATACAATGCTAGACTTTCTGAGAGAACTGAAGGATGATCGTTTTGATGCAGTCTTTTTCATGCCCGGCCCAAAAGAAGATATGGTGAAAGTAGAGGCAGCAAAATACAAAACACCAGGAGAAGATGTTGATGTGTGTAATATGGGAAACATGTATCATATCGTCCTATTCAAACAAGACAACAAAGGAAATCCTGTAGATCCTGACCTATTTGAAGCCGTTTTAACAGAACCCTTGGAATATATTTCTAGAATGATAAAATGTGACTTCTATGGAGTAGTTGCTAAAAAAACAACAACATCTAGTGATTTTATCCAAAATATGTTTGACAAATTGAAGGAAATAGAGTAAACTGTAGTTTCTTAACTATAGAGTGTTATCATGATACTAATTGATCTAAATCAAGTTCTGCTATCTGGCATTATGGCACAACTTGCATCACAAAAAAATGTCAAGCTGGAAGAAGGACTTGTTCGCCATCTAGTATTGAATGTTCTAAGAACTCATACCAATAAGTTCAAAGATTATGGTGAAGTTGTCTTATGTTGCGATAATCGTAACTACTGGCGTAAATCTATTTTTCCTTTCTACAAAGCTGGTCGTAAAAAAGCCCGTGAAAAGTCTGATTTGGATTGGCACCTTATCTTTGACATTCTATCTAAACTCAAAACAGAACTCAAAGAAAACTTTCCATATAAAGTAATTGATGTTGAAGGAGCCGAAGCCGATGACATTATTGGTACACTCGTTCCTAGACACATCATGCACGAAAACATCTTGATTATTTCTAGTGATGGTGATTTTCTACAGCTTCAGGCATATAATGCTAATAGTACTTTTAAAGTAAAGCAATATAATCCTGCAATGAAAAAATTTGTTGTTTCTGAGAATCCCGCACTTGATCTTAAAGAGAAAATCATCAAAGGCGACAAAGGAGACGGCATTCCTAACATCTTATCTTCTTCAGATTGTTTTGTTTTAGATAAACGTCAAACACCAATCACAAAAGGTAAATTGGAAAAGTTTCTAGCTGAACATTATAGTCAATATGAATCTATTGCAAACACTGGTTTTACCCGTAATCAACTTTTGATTGATCTGAGACTTATACCAGGCGATATAAAGGAAAAAATCATAAATACTTATGAAGAAACAAAACCAGCTTCAAGAAGTAAGCTATTAAATTACTTTATTGAAAACAAACTAAAAAACTTGATGGATGTAATTGAGGAATTTTAATGAAAAATATATATGAGATATTTGATGAATTCGAAGAAGCAAAAACAAAAGCGGACAGAAAGAAAGTCATAGAACAAAATCTTTCTCCCACTCTTGTAAAAGTTTTAGAGTATGCGTTTCATCCGGATTATAAGTGGACAGTAAAAGATGTACCAGAAAATTACAGGATTCCTGATACTTTACCTGGGGTCTCTTTTGCTCATCTTGGAACAGAATTACGAAGAATCTATTTGTTTCAGGAAGGACATCCAACATCATTGAGTTTGAATGAGCAGAGAAAAAATGAATTATTGATTCAACTCTTAGAATCTTTAGAACCAAGAGAATCTGAAGTAATTATAGGAATAATGAAAAAAGATTTGGGTGTAAAAGGTTTAACTTATAATTTTGTCAAGGAGTGTTTTCCTAACATGTTACCATGAAGTTAAGAAAAGAAAAAATAATAGTAACAATTGGTGCGTTCGATCCTATAGAATTATCTGATATTAATTTTATAAAAAAAGCTAAATCAAAAGGCGATTGGTTAATTGTCGGTGTACACTCCGACATTTATCTAACAAAATATGAAAAAGGCTTTGTTCAAAATTACAACTCTCGATCAGAAATCGTCAGACACTTAAAATTTGTAGATGAAGTTTTTATGTATAATGATACTGCTCGCCTGAAGGTAAAATGAAAGGCATCAAGTTCCTACTAATGAAATAATGGAGTTCATAAAATCAAATGACTAAGTTTGCTGGTAAATTCCGTAAAAATAATGATTACGGTGATGATTTTGAATTTGCAAAAACATCTAGAAAGAAACGCAAATCTAAAGAACATGGCGAAGTTAAGAAAAAGCTAAGACAATGGGAATATGAAAACCGTCATGAAGATGAAGATCATCGTTATTACAAATATTGAAACAAAAAAGTCCTTGACAATTCGTTCCTAGCTTGATATAATGTAGTCTCATTGAGTGAGGACATCATTATGATAGTTTATGGCTACATTCGCAAATCAAAACCGAAGAAGTTGACAAAGGTGCAACAAGCTGAGTATGATGCATGGTGTCGTAAAGTTGGTATTGGTGCTTCACCAAAAGTTACTAAGATAACAAAATCAACTTTCAAACTAGCAACAAAATGCCTAAGCTTGTTATTCCTGCTGAACGAAATCCTAAGCAATATCCTTCAGTAGACACTGGCGTACAGGTTGCAAACTGGAATAGAAAAGATAAAGTTACACAATATACTGGCGACAAAATGCTAGGTGTTGGTACTTTACACAAATCTAACGCTGTTCCTGTTTTTAATGATACCGAAGCAAAAGATATGGCCAAAATGAGGCGATAAAATGAAGATACATGTGAAAATACCAAAGCCAATCTGTCGTACACCTATTCCTGCCCCACAAAAACACACAATTGATGTACGATATACTCGAAAAGTGAAGCATAAGGAGAAAATTGATGTTCGCACCTATGGATGAATGTGTTTTATACAATGAGGACTGCTTAAAGACCCTAGATCGGGGTCTCCAGTATCACTATGTCATTACATCACCCCCGGATTTTGATGAAATTGGTGAAAATCCAGATGAAACCATGAAAAAATGGGAATTTTTGATGTATGACACCTTCTCTAAACTCAAACCAATCAACAATGTTGTCACAATTGTTCTCCGAGATCGAAAATCTGGCGGAAAAATCATCAAAAAACACACCTTTGTGACCCAAACGATGGAAGAATTGGGTTGGGTACATAAAAGTCAAAAAATATGGGTCAGAGCAAAGACTGCTAATCTATATCGTTTTAACTACTCCTTCGTTTTAACCTTCAAGCGCCCCGGAAAACAGTTTTCTCGGGACGAATTTAGCGACCTTGCTATACCTGATGTATTGGAACATCCCGTCAGACCTTATAAAAACTATGTTGACAACTATCCTACCGAATTATTGAATCATTTCATTGATGCATACACAAATCCTGGCGAATTGATCTTTGATCCATTTATGGGATCAGGCAGTACAGCAGAAGCCTGTGTATATTCTAGTAGAAAATGGACTGGAGCAGAAATTGTTCCTGAAGTTTTTGAACTTGCAAGAAATCGTTTATCTACAATTTATGATGAAAGGAACAACGGCTATGTTGGACTTAAATTTGAATGAACTTGAGAACTTCACCGATGAAGAACTTATTCTACTTGAAGAAATGGGAGAAATGATTGAAGAAATGTCGCAGGAGGAATATGATAACTTTGTAGAAATGGTTGAGATTATGGCTCAAAAGAAAAAAGAGAAAATGATTTTTATGACTGATCGAAGTGACTTTTATCATTAAGGAGAACTACATGGAAAATAAAACAATTGCAGACCAACAAATCGAAGCATTAGCAGAAATTGAAGAAATTGTAAAGAAATGGGTTGTTATGTCAAAATGGAAAAAAGACTTAGAGTTTTATGATGAACTAAGACAACAGGTGATGAATGGATAATCCAAAAGTATATACCACGACAGTAAAAGATTGTAACGATGGTAGTGGAGATGTATATATAGAGTTTCCGGAAGAAATGCTACAGGAACTTGGTTGGGGCGAAGGTACAGAAATAAACTTTGACCTAAAAGTAGATGAAGCTGGTAATGTCATTGTGATAAGTGCTGTTGCATAAAAAACAACAATCAGGTTTGCTATTGACAAATGGTTTATTTTGTGAGATAATGTCTTATCTTCAATAGAGAGATATCAAAATGTTAACAACTCAAGAATCCAAAACTCAACTCGCTAAACTTCTGGCGACAGAAAACCTGATTGTTGAACATAAAAATGTTCCTACCGCATATTTCAACACAAAGGAACGTAAGCTTGTTGTTCCTATTCTCAAAGATGAATTAACTCCTGAATTGTATGATCTTTTCATTGGTCATGAAGTTGGTCATGCATTGAATACGCCAGCAGAAGGTTGGCACGATTCGATTATCGATCTTAAAATTCCAAGGTCTATTCTTAATGTTGTAGAAGATGCACGAATCGAAAAACTAATCAAACGTAAATATCCTGGCCTTCGTGCTTCTTTCTCAAAAGCATATCGTGAACTTGTTTCACGCAATTTCTTTCAAACACAAGGTGTTGATCTGAATGCCATGAACATTCTAGACCGCCTGAATATGCATTTCAAAGTTGGTGCATCTCAAGGCATTAAGTTCAATGCCGAAGAAATGGTTATTGTCCGTGAAATGGAAGAACTAGAAACATTTGAAGAAGTTGTTACTCTTTCACAAAAGATCATGGAGATGTATCGTCAAGAAAAGAAAAAACAACAGGAAAAACGAGCCTCTGATGGTGAAGGCGAAGAAAGTGAAGAATGGTCTGATGAAACCGATTCAGATGATTCTTTTGATTATGATGATTGGAATGATTCTGAAGAATCCGAAAGCGAAGAAGAATCAAACAGTGTCGATGCTTCACCAGAAAATAAAAAAGCTGAAGATGAAGAATCTGAAGATGAGAGTGGTAAAAATTCCGAAGATAACGAAACCGATGAAAATTTTCAATCTCATACCGATGATGCCTTTCGTAAAAACGAAAAAGAACTAATCAGTGGCAATGGTACAGAATATGTTTATGGAAATATTCCTGAAAATATCAACTTAAACAAAATAATTGTACCTTTCAAACATATCATTGAAAGACACAGAAAGAGTATCTGGCGTCATGATGCTGATGCTGCGATATTCAATGAGTTTCGTGCAAAATCAGGAAAAGTAGTTTCTTATCTTGTTAAAGAATTTGAACTGCGTAAAAATGCAGACCAAATGAAACGAGCATCTGTTGCAAAAACTGGTGAACTTAATATGAGTAAAATTTATTCATATAAGTTCAATGATGATATCTTCAAACGGCTGACTGTTGTTCCTGGTGGTAAATCACATGGTCTTGTTATGTTCATGGATTGGTCTGGTTCTATGTCAGATAATCTAAATCAAACAATTAAGCAACTTTTGAATCTTGTTCTTTTCTGCAAGAAAGTAAGCATTCCTTTTGAAGTGTATGCATTCACAACCCGATTCTATGATGAAAACGGATCTACTGGAAAATTCAGTTCACTTGATGCTGTAGAGTATCGTGAAAATGATGTTATGTTGAAAAAATTCAATCTTTTGAACTTGTTTTCAAGTAAGATGAATTCTAGTGAATTAGCTTACATGGCATCTGCTTTGCTTAAAGGTTCGTTCAATAAATCAGGACGCCGTCACTTTAGTCCAGATTATCCAGACTGGATGAGTATGCATTATACTCCACTAAATGAATCTATTTTCTGTGCAGTCAAAATTATTCCTGAGTTTCAAAAAGAATACAAATTGCAAATTGTAAATACAGTATTCTTGACAGATGGTGAAGGTCATCATCTTGTGAGAACATTCCAGAAAAATCATATTGATGGTGAGCATAGCAGTTGGTTTAATACGATAGGAAAACAGAAAGCAATTCTCCGTCATATCAAGAGTGGTGTAAATGAAATGATTGCAGATAGCTCAACTCAAAGCTACACAAAAGCAGCACTTAAAATTCTCAAACAAGTTACAAATACTAATGTTATTGGATTTTACTTGTTAGATAAAAAAGATGCTAGGTATGTGATTAGCTCATTGTATCCTACCACAGCAAATAAAGAAGCTCTGCGTGATACTTTCATGAAAGAAAAGAGCATTGTTTGCACTACTGGTGGATATGATGAATATTATTTGATTCGTGCCGAAACTGATGTTGACGATGATAGTGAACTTGAAGTAAAATCAACAACTACCCGTAGTCTTGTTTCTGCCTTTACTAAGTATAATACAGGTAAGATTGTTAATCGTACCGTTCTGAATAAATTTATTGGATTGATTGCATGAAGAAAGCTTTGATTACTGGAGGTACTGGCTATATTGGCCATCATCTCCAGAAAGAACTGAAGAAAAATGGTTACTATGTGATTGTGATGGATCGAAAACATCCATCGCAACTCATGGCAACAAAATATTGTGATGAATATATTCATGTTAATATAAGAAACTATGATAATATTCTTCATGAAATAGAATATGGTAAAATGTTTGATGATAATAAATTCTCTTTCGATATTGTATTTCATTTAGCTGGCCTAATTGAAGTTGGTGAAAGTGAAAAACAGCCAATGAGATATTATGAGAATAATGTTTTGGGTACAATGAATATTCTAAGACTGATGAGAGAATATGATTGTAATAAAATTGTATTCTCATCATCTTGTGCTGCCGAGAATCCAGAATCGGTATATGGTCAAACAAAACGAATGTGTGAGACTATTCTGAAAGACGCTAATAAAGAAGGAGTTAATAGTGCTATTCTTAGGTACTTCAATGTTGCTGGTGCTGATCCTGATGGGGAGTTTGGTGAGAATCATGATCCAGAATCACATCTCATCCCTCGTATTCTTACTAGGTATGATTTCACTGTATATGGTAATGATTTTCCTACTCCTGACGGTACCTGTATAAGAGACTATATACATGTATCTGACTTAGCAGAGGCTCATGTAAAAGCAGCAGAGTTTTTAAATGAAAATAAAACTTCTAGCATTTTTAATCTCGGTTCTGGTACAGGTTATTCTGTTCTGGACGTTATTGCAATGGTAGAAGAAGTTACAGGAATTAATTTTCAGATTTTCTATAGTGGTCGTAGACCTGGTGATCCTGCCAAGTTAGTGTGTGAAGATGTTGAACGGTCAGAAAAAATATTAAAATTCAAACCAAAATATGGTTTAGAAGAAATAATCTCTACTGCCTATCGGTGGGAGTCAATTCAAAGGAGAACGCCAAATGCTACTATCGGAGTATCAGATTGATGACAGAAAAGCAACTGTCTCAAAATATTCAGACACATATATGATAGACTTCTTTGTTGATGGAAAACACATACAAAGAATAAGCAAATCAAGAATTACTGAGGCTGAAAAAATTGCAGAAGATTTTGTACATGAAGGTTCTTCACCAATATTTCTGACAGAATAATATGATGGATCAAGATACTAAAGAAAAACATTCTAAAAGAATCCAGCAAAAAGAAAATTATGTAAAGAAGCAACTTCAATTAGCTAAAGATTATGGATATCATAAGCTAAACAGTTCTATGCACAAGTGGCGATATTTACTTCAGCCACATCGTGCCCATAAGGTACATATTTTTAATTGTGGTGATCCGAAATGTTCTATGTGTGGTAATCCTAGAAAATTCTTTGAAGAAGAAACCATGCAAGAAAAAAGTCATAAGCAGAAAAAACTATATCAAGAATGAGAAAAATATTTGTTAATGGTACCTTTGATATTCTACATCGAGGTCACCTTGAAATGTTATTGTTTGCAAAAGAACAAGGTGACTTTCTTACCGTAGCCGTAGACACTGATGATAGAGTTAAAAGATTAAAAGGACCCACAAGACCAATCAATACTTGTGTTGACAGAATGTTAATGTTGATGCACTTGAAAGTGGTTGATGCTGTTGCCAATTTTGAAACTGACGATGATCTTCGTGAACTAATATCAAAGCATGATGCAATGGTAAAAGGTTCAGACTATATTGGTAAAGATATTGTTGGGCAAGATGTATGTAAAGAAATTATTTTCTTCGATTTAGTAAAAGGGTATTCTACAAGTGAAACGATTAAACGTGCTTCTTTACGGTGATGATTGTGTTGATATTTACCAATATGGAACAGTAACAAGGATTAATCCAGAAGCACCTGTTCCTGTATTCGACTTTGTTCATGAAGAAACAAAAAGAGGTATGTCATCAAATGTTGCCGAGAATCTGAATAAACTTGGTTGCAATATAAAACACATAACAGGAAATGTTGCTTCAATAAAAACAAGAATTATTGATGAGAGAAGTGGTCAACAACTTTTAAGAATCGACGAGAATAATATTTCTGAACCGATAGAAGTATCTAAAGAAACTATAAAAGAATATAATCCAGATTGTATCATTATTTCAGATTATAATAAAGGATCTTTAGAATATGAAACGATACGAAAGATTATATCATATTATCAAGGACCAATATTCATCGACACAAAGAAAACAGACATAGAACGATTTGATCATATTTGGCCACAAAGAGAAGTCTATGTAAAAATTAATGAACAAGAAAGTAAAGCACTCAAGTCTCATCACAGAAACTTGATTGTGACAAAAGGAAAAGAAGGAGCTTTATATAAAGGCGTTTTACATCCTGCTCCTGTAGTAGAAGTTTCGGATGTATGTGGTGCAGGTGATACCTTTCTTGCTGCTCTTGCATACTATCACACAACGAATAATAATATAGAAGCTGCTATCAAATATGCTAACTATGCGGCATCAATTACAGTAAAACATTTAGGAGTGTATGCACCAACACTAAAGGAAATTGACGATGCGATTATCAGGTAAAGTGGAAAAAGGTTGGGGTCATGAAGAAATTTGGGCAACCAACGATAAGTATTGTGGTAAAATGATGCACTTCAAAAAAGGTGCAAAGTTCAGTATGCATTTTCATGCAGAGAAAGATGAAACCTGGTATGTATTGTCTGGTGATTTTCAAGTAAATTGGATAGACACAAAAGATGCATCAATAAAACATTCTAGATTAACTGCGGGTACTGTTTGGCATAATCCTCCACTGATGCCGCATCAATTAATTTGCCATCAAGAAGGAACTATTATCGAAGTGTCAACACCAGACTCAGTAGAAGATAATTACCGAGTATTGCCAGGTGATTCACAAAACAAGCTTGACAATTAATCTGCTATCTGTTATACTGTGACCATGACTGATAAAACACCTAGCCAGCTTACCAGCGAAATCATTGACCGAATGAAACAGACTCAGAAGTTTCGTATTCTGCGTCCTGTTCCAGATGACTTTGAGTTTCGTGGTGGTCCTGTACCTTTTACTATTTCTATCAATGCAAAAGGCGTAATGGCATTTACTGTGTATGCTGTATCACTTGAAGAAGCAAATCAGAAAGTAAATGAATATCTAAATCCATATGATGGAGTTTAATTATGAGATGGTTAACAAAAAGACCAGAACCTAAAGTTGGTGATATCAGACACCGAAACAAGTTTGCATTTTTACCAACAAAAGTAGATATGTACACTGTCTGGTTTGAATCGTATCAAGTAACAGAAGAATATAAAGCCATGTACGATTTTACAGATGTCACTACAATGTGGGTAGAAGTTTCCCGCAGAACTTGTGATTACTACGTTTAATACTATGAGTCCCGAACTAGACAAAAAACTTTGTGAAAAGTATCCTGAGATTTTCAGAGATCGTCATGGCGACAAAATGACAACAGCCATGTGTTGGGGTTTTGAACATGGTGATGGATGGTATAACATTCTAGACTCTATGTGTCATCTTATTCAAGCAAGAATAGATTCAGACAGTAATTATATCAAATGGTGTTTAGAAAACGGAACTACACCACCAGAAAAGATCCCACAAGTAGTTGCTGTACAAGCAAAAGAAAAATTTGGAACTCTACGTTTCTATTATGATGGTGGTGATAATATTATTCATGGTGTCGTAGCAATGGCAGAAGAAATAAGTGGTCATATTTGTGAAGTCTGCGGTGATGCTGGTAAAATTCGTGATGAAGGTTGGATAAGAACGCTGTGTGATAAACACGCTAGACAGGATGATGATTCTTATGAACTCGAACATCATCCCGTTTAAAAAACAAGAACCACAAGCAAACACAGAACCTATTATAGATTCTGATTATTGGGGTGCTTCATCATACTCACTATTAGACCTATTACAAGCAGTAAAGGAAAATAAAAATGAACATAGCAAAGATTAATGCGTATGTCAATCTTTTAGAGTTACGCCGTAATCTCCGTATAGAAGATTACAGAGATCAGATGGATCGTTTAGAAGCAGCTATCAAAAAAGAAAAGATGCAAGCCTATCAAGAGAGGCAACATGAAATAGTAGTTTCAGCAACGAAAGTAGATGTGTATGTATAATTGGCAACTTAGAAGTTACGGAGCAGAAACCTATTACTATTATGAAGAAGCAACTGGCAAGATTTGTGGCAAAGCTTCAAAACTCGCTTTACAAGAGAACTGGTTTGCTGTAGTATATGTCAATGAATACACCTATCTTGCGGCTGATGATGAAAGACACTTAGGACAGTACCTAGATGCAAACTTTGCAAAGAAAGCCATTGAACATTTTTGGGATGTAAAAAGTAGAACACTAATAGCGGAGAACTAATATGGCATTACCGAAGTTTTTTAGTTATGTAAAGGATGAGAAAGAACATAGGCACTTTCGTACAATTTACAATGCTCTCCCCAAGAGACAGAAAGTAAAATGGAGAAAGTCTATGCATCGTGCATTTAAATCAACCCCCACCAATCAGGAGTAAATCATGAAGGAACATTTTGATACTATCGCTTTTGTTGCAGGCTTTTTGCTTTTCTTTGCAATGTTGTTTGGTATTGCTGTAAACTCAGCAAATAATACGCATGAATGCCATATCAAATCCATTGAAAAAGGAATGAGTGCAACAGACATTCTAGCTGTGTGTGGTCGATAAACTATGAACCGTAAACTTTCAGAATTAGGTGTAGATGCAGGAGTTCTCAATTATATTGATAATGAGACTCCTAGACAATACTTTCTTGCTGGCTGGGCTGAAGCCTATGAAGTTGAGGATTACGGCAAACTAATTCTGGAAGAAGTGTTTAGAATCATACAAGAACAAGACAAAATCCCAACAGGATTTAATTACGGTAAGAGTGCAGATGTTTACATCCGAGCAATCAAAAACGAATTTGGGATAATCTAATCATGAAAGACAACATCAAGCAAATAGCAGAAAAGGCTGGCTTTATGATGTGGGAGAATGAACCATGGAAGCCAGAAGGTGCCATCGTTGATTGGTCATCAAACTATGATTCTGAAATAGAAAAGTTCGCAGAGTTGATTATTCGTGAATGTGCAGAATTCATTCGAGCCAGAAACTTTGATCTGCTACAAGATGACTATCCTATTGGGGTATCATCAGAAGAACTACTTCAACATTTTGGACTAGAATGATGGACAAAGAACGTTACTTTTTATTTCTTGATGAAGTCCGTAACAGCGGCTCCATCAATATGTTTGGTGCTGCACCCTACCTAGAAGATATGTTTGGGTTAACTCGTTATGAAGCCAAAGACATTTTGATAGAATGGATGCAGACTTATTCTACTAGACACAAAGCCGAGGCTTAAACATGAAAGAAAAGATTGTTGATTGGTTTCTGCAAAACAGAACAAGAATTGGTTACACAATCGGTGGACTGAATATGTTCCTCGGTCTAACTAATATTGTTGTTGGAGATTGGGTTGTCGGTCTGTTCTGGTTGTGTATTGGTGCTTTTATTATCTTTGACACAAACACCTACAAATGAACGAACTCTTAGTCATCCTACAAGAGGAATGTGCAGAAGTATCTCAAGTTGTTTCTAAGATACATCGTTATGGTCTGTATTCTTACAACCCGATAACCCATGAATCTAATGATAAACTGCTTCATAAAGAAATTGGTGACCTGCTGTGCATGATTGACCTCTGTATTGAACAGAATGTCTTAGATGATAAAGTCCTACAAGAACAGAAGAAATTGAAAAGAGAGAAACTCAAAGAGTGGTCTACTATTAAGAATCTCTGAGAATCCTTATTGTTTTTCGCCCGCCCTCCAAACTATCCAAACCATCATGGAAGACCTAGTATACCGTCTAAGAAAACGAGCTGAGATACGCCGTCAGATACCTTCTAGAAAATCAGTACAGAATGGCGAACCCGACAGAATAGCAGGCCTCCTAGAAGAAGCTGCTAATGAGATCGAACGCCTCAAAGAATATGAGTGGATGTATAAGGACTTACAGAAATGAACCAAAGAATAGCAGAGATCATGCGTAATCATGGTCTACAGAAAAATATCTCAGAAGATTGCCAACATCGGATTGAGATGTTAGCTGAGTTGATTGTCCGTGAATGTATTGAAATCTGTCTAACTGGTACAGACACACAGATGACTTCTGAAGGTGCCGCACAAAAAATCAGACAACACTTTGGAGTTGAATGATGCCTAAATTTCTTGTTGATCTATGGCTAGATGGTTATGAAACAGAAGAAGAAATGATAGAAGCCTGTGAAGAATTTATCTACGAACAGTTAAACATGACAGCCAGTTCTGTACAGATTGAGAGAATAGAGGACACAGAATGAACGAACGAATCAGAGAACTTGCTGAACACTGTGATTTTTATGTTGGCAATGAACACTATGATAAATCACATGAAGAACAGCAAAGACTGTTTATGGAAAAATTCGCTGAGTTAATCATACAAGAATGTATAGATTGCTGTGGTTCTCAAGCTGACCGTAAGAATATTCGTAAATGCTTTGGTCTACCTGTAGAGAGTAATGTCAAGTATCCTGGACCAGAAGCTATAGGACATCACTCACAGTACGAAAGAAAATACAATATACCTAAAAATGAATAAGATTATTTTTGTTATTGCTGGTAACTTTAGAGAGTATGTTGATTATAAGACTAAGAAAGCCTATGACAATATAAGCTTTCGTTTTGTTGCCAATAAAGACTCTTTGAGAGGACATCAGAACCTTGATGGTGTCGCTATAGGTACATGGTATAAGAGACACGACATTGTAGATATTCTGTATGCTATATTCTTGCAGGCTACCTCTGTAGAAAAGATAGCCGCTTATAAGTCACTTGAGAAGCAGTATCACTTACTGATAAAAGATGAGAACCTCTCTGAAGTATAGACTGTATTACCTCAAGAGAAGCCTGAATTCCCTAAGAGTTGCTATGGTGTTTCTGTGGTATGCTGTAGGGAAAAATTCGAAATTCCTCTGATTCCGCTCCGGAAAAAATTTTGGATTCCATGGGTTCCACTTCCAGATTTCTAGTTACGGGTCTAGGGGTTTGACCTCCAACCCTTTTTTTTAATTTCACTAAGTCCTCCAAGCCTTAACATTTTGACAACACCCAGGGCACAAAAAAAGTCCCTAAGGACTTATCAGAATATTAACGACCTCCCTTGCTCTCGAATTCTGTTATCAAAAAGTCAAGAGCAGCCCCGAATGTTTCAAATTGGACACCATCGTCGGTTTCGTTAACATAAGCCATTATCAATGTCGCAACGGGAAATTTCCCCCAGGGATTTGTTGTCAAAAGTGAAAACCTCATAATCGTCACGGGTCAGGCCAGTGTAAGTGGAAACGATATTAAAAGAATAATTTAGCATTTTGTTCTCCTTTGTTTAATCAATCAATGTATACATTATGGGGTATCGGGGTGCAATTGTCAATGTGTCGAGGTAGGGTAAACGACAGGATTTGTCGCATTGGCCTATTGACAATTCAAGGGATAACCCCTATACTGTACAGACTGAATCGATAAACAAAAGGAGCAAAAAATGCAAGTTATTATCATCCTAGCATCCATGATTTTCGGCGCTTTTTTCCACACCGCTGTTATCAATGTGTCAACCATCGTCGGTAGCAATTTTTATAACATTGCCTGCCAGATTTTCAACATTTGCAACTAATCCCGAAAGTTATCAAAATGGAAACTATTGAAATTGTTTTTACCGTAATTAGTATTTTTGCAAGTGTTTATATTATCATTGATGCAATAAACGACCGGAAAGGTAACTAAAATGCAAGTTATTGATTATGCAACCGCTGTGGAAATGTTCGAGGACGCCTTAGATTGTGAGGGTCCTGTCACCGTAGCCGGCATTGAATTCAGCCGCTCCACCATCCTTAAGGAATGCGATCCTGTAGCCTATAGGTGTTATCTAAGTGACTATATCTCCAGCCTCGAGGAGGACGATTGGGTAATAGAAGATTGATAACATGAGGTAAACTCTGAGGTAATATGAGGTAAAATTCCTGGCAAAACCCTTGACAATTTGACCAGGTAACGTTATACTGTATCCACACTGATTAATGAGAGGTAAAAAATTATGACAACCGTTGATTCCATCAAAGCCAATATTGCCACCACTATGGCTAACCTGAAGGCAAACCGTGAGACCCTCAAGCGGCTCAAGGCAGAACTATCCTTCGCCAAAAACGTAGCCGCAGAGTCCAAGGCTGCCATGCAAG